ACAATACCAGCCTTGATCATGTCAACATACTGCTCAGCCTTCACGTCATAGCCCTCGTTAGGGATTGGCATGATTCCATCCATGATACTATATGCGTCCTTACCTGCGTTTGTGATGATTTGCCACATTGGAGCTCTCAATGCCTTGATCATAATATTTAATGCAGGAGTGATTTCGCTGCGTCCAAGCTCTGTTGCCTCGTTGAACAATGCTACACCGCCACCAGGAAGAATACCCTCCTCTAAGGCTGCCTCAACAGCACACACAGCATCGTCAATGCGGTCCTTCTTCTCCTTCTGCTCGATGTCACTTAACGCTCCGACATAGATGACCGCCACACCACCCGATAGGTTGGCAGCTCTCTCCTTACGGAAGTCAGTCTCTTCTTTGCTTACGCTCTCAAATATGGTCTCAGTGATGTCAGTGATGCGTGCATCTATGCTATCTTGAGAGCTAGCATAGGGCATAAAGATCGTATTATCCTTACCAACGATTACCTTGGCGCATCTACCCAGGTGTGTCACGTCAATAAGCGATAGGTCATCACCAGTGTCCTCACTGAAGTATGTGCCGTCCAAAGCGATTGCTAGATCTTCCAACAAGTCTTTCTGACGGTACCCGAAGTTTGGAGGCAGGATGTTACAAGCCTTGATCTTACCCTGGACCACGTTGATATTTAATGTGTTCAAAGCAGCAGGGCTCAACTCACCGATGATGAGTAATGGCTTGTTCTGTGCTACAATGTGCTGTAGCACCTTCTCAATGTTCAACAAGTTACTGATCTCTTGGTCAGTGATCAGAACGTATGGGTTGTCCAACACAGCCTCTTGACGCTTATAGTCAGTAATAAAGTGACGACTAGTCCAACCACGGTCAGCCTTGATCCCCTTTATCACCTCAACATATGTGTTGTGGTCCTTACTGTTCTCAACTGATACCATCTTAACCTCACCGAACGCGTCAGCGATCATACCACCAATCTCAGTGTCATTGTTTGCACTGATTGAAGCCACATCGCGGAGCTTCTTACCTGATAACTTCTTAGAACGCTTGGTTAGATTAGCGACAATCTTCTCAGTAATCTGATTGATCTCACGAATTACCTCAGTGACATTGTCTTCTGGAGATAAAACCTCCTCAGCAGCGTCAACAATGGCCTCAGCTAATACCACACTTGTCGTGGTACCATCACCTGCAACGGTTGCTGTCTTCTCAGCAGCCTGTCGGACCATCATAACGGCCAAGTTCTCAACCGGATCAAAGAGATTGATCGACTTAGCGACCGTTACACCATCCTTTGTGACGGTGATACCACCCACATGGTGCTCTGATTCAATCAACACTGTGCGACCTCGCGCACCTAATGTGCTTTTTACTGCTCCAGCGATCGTTTTGATGCCTTTAATGAGCTTTTTGCGACCATCGTCGCCTAAATGAACATGTTTTACTACCATTTTATTAGATTTATACCACAAAAATAGTATATTTTATGGTATTTGTCTAATTATAATGAAAAAACCCCTCACTTGGAGGGGTTTGAGTTGTTTATCGTAGCTTCTTTAGATTGCTGACCTGTGCCTTTATAGTATTTCGGTTGGCAGCGTTGTCTTGAGCAGCTCTGTAGCCAGTAGCCATGCCAGGAACGTCAAGCGGATTATTCGATCCGGTAAACTTAGCAGCACTTCTTGCCTGACGAATGTCAGCAGTAGTCGCTTTAACACCAGCTTTGTTGCCTTCTTTGATATACTGCTTGCGCTGAGACTTCATCTCGCCCTTATATTCATTAATAGCTGTCTTTGGCTTTGCAATAAAGCTCTCACCAAGATTGGTTTTAGACGCATATGAAGCAAATTGCTTTAACTGCTTGTTAGAAGTACCCGCTGTATTTGGATTGATATCACCAAACCAACCCTGTGTAGCTGTCTTTTTAGCTTGTGGCCCCTTAAGTGATTTGTTTGTTTCAATCTTTGTAGGACGTTTGGTCGGCATTTTAGCCATTGTAGGATTAAAATCAGCCTTTGGTGGATTCTTTAATGTTTTTGTCCAACGAACGTCACCACCACTTGAAATCATAGGCTCATCAAAATCCTCGCTGAGTTTATTGGTTTTGCCTGTTAGGTAGCTTTTCAATTCAGGGTCTACACCTCTTCTGTTGAATTCAGCCGAACGAAGACCTTTTTGATATTGTGATCTTACTTCAGGCCAACTTGAACCTGTTGATCCACTTGTAAGTTTAGCACCAACAAATTCTGGATCGGCTACCCTTGCGCCCGTCTTTGGGTCGACTATCTTTCTTGCCATTGTATAACGATTTTAAAAATTACTATATTAAATACCAACTCATTCACTTCGTAGTCAACGTCTGCCGGAAAGATCTCCAGGCCGACCGCTAGGCCGAAAGTAGGTACGAGTAGGATTGTCATGGTACAAATATAAGGATTATTGGATATATAGAAGTAGCGGGTAATACCCCCAATCCACGCGAGCCGGCGCGAAAGGAAAACGGTTTGCATTTCGGGGTGGGGGGTCTGCTTTTCGAACTTTTCGGCCGAACTTTTTGGCTTTTGGTTGGCGCTGCCGTTATGCGATGAAACCAAGATAGGACGTGCCCTAGGCCGCTATGCCGTTTGTCGTTACGTTTGCTAGGCTTGTCTTATAATTTGCATTATGTTAAATAGAATAGACTTTGAGACCAATCGATAGGCCGTCCAATATGCCCGCCTGAAGGCCTGCCGTTCGTTCGTTTGCGAGGTTGGTTGCGCGCCTGAAGGGAAGGGGTTACACCCCGTAACCATTTCACACAATAAACATTTAGCTAGCATTCTGCGCATATATAGTACGTAACTATCTAATTGTCAAGCATTTAGGCGCTAGACAAACATGTCTCTTATTTAGAATGATTATAAATTAGCATGAAAAGTGAAAATAATTGTAGAAAAGTATTGCACATTTAAAAACTTGCCGTATATTTGTATTAAGCAAACGAGCTAATAACACTTGAAATAAGACACTATATATCGGTGACCACTGACCAATGCTTAGTCCTCTGCAATGTGACAAGGTGAAAGTAATAAGTAGGGTAAGGCGGTGGTAATAAATTCCAAGCTAGTGTCGAATAAGATAGCAAGCCCTCAGGCGTTACGATGACGAATCAGTATACTCAGGGTGACCCAAACGATAAAGCTTTACTAAGCGCCTTTCGAGGACAACGCCGAGGTAAAGCGGTTCAAAGTAGGTCTGCTACACAGCTCAGAAGCTCAGTTCTTTGACATCATGTAAGACAATAAACTAACTAGGTAGGTCATACTAGTCCGATGCGGTAAGTATAAAGACTCCGCTACGTCGGGGCGCTCGATACACTACTCAGGTGGTCAGCGTCAACCTCACAGGCCAAATGGTGATGCCTGTAGAGATTAAAAGAGAGCACGTAGTTTCACGTGACGTGCAAGCATTAGGTGTAGTTAGAATGACTAATTAATGAGAGCGATACTCACTGCACCACTAACTCAAAACAAAACAACATGGAAACTAGAGTAATCAGAATCGAGGGCCGTTATGAGATAATTGGCTTCTTTCAGGAAGGTGTGTTAGTTAAGACACGCAAGTTATTAATCCCATTTAGATACAGATGAACGAAAAAATCAACATGAAGCAGGCATTGATTGATGCGCTGATTCAATCAGAAATCAACAGAGGTAGAACAAATATCTCAAAACAAACAATTGCCAACTTTGGCTTATTCGCTAACAAATTAATACACCCATGACAACTTTAAAGACATTCAAAGCACTTATCAACGGGACGTTGGTAAAGGTAGACCAACAACATTTCGGTGGACAAGACATCCGCTACAAATTGCATCGCACAAAGTATGTCAAAAATGGATATACTGTGACATATGACGAGCAAACGTTCAGCGCAGATAACTTTTGGAAACTTAACCCTCAAATAAAATAATCATGAAACTAGCACTCATCATCGCAAAGGCCATCCAAATCTGCATGGCAAGTTCAGTAGGCATTGCAGTAGCATTCGCCTTGTACAAAGTAGTTACAAACCAAGCCACAGGCATGTCAATATGAAATTCAAAATCAAGTTCGTCAATAGGTGGCTCAAGGTCACCTATGTCAGCAAAGAAGTGCAAAGCCAAGCACACCTAGACAATTACATCAGCTACATGGAAGCCAAGTTCGGCTATCAGTGCGATGAGGTATGGACAATCAAATAACTAGAAATCATGATAAAATTCGCAGTTCACCACACGTTCGATTGTATGGACTACAACGAGCATTTTTACTTCGAGACGTTCGAAGATGCCCATAAGAAATTCGCTGAGATTAGGCAGTCAATCATTGACCATGAGTCAATCACCGACATCTACACCGACGAATTCGAATCTTTCTACGTTCAGGAGCCTGACCAATCAATTAAAGTATACATTCAAGACATATAGCCATGGAGACAATTAAAAGTGTAGCATTCGAATGGAGTGCTGATGACGTTCAACGCATAGTCAACAACCTATCCGAAGAACATCAAATGAGAATTGATATAGACGACTTCAAAGCTTATTTATAACAAGTCATTGAAGATAATAAGTACGACATCATTTCATTTATCAACGGAATAATCACTGATTCAATAATCGAAAGACTATGATAAAGCTATCCAACCAAGAGACCCTCATTGTGAGCGGTCGGCAGTTCGTTTTGACGGGCGACTACAAAGTAATCGGCAATGTAACTGACACCACAATTGCAGTTCAGTGCCCAATGTCAAACCAAGTATTTATTATTAAGCCATGATACTCGATCGACTTAAGCAATGGCTCGCCGATGGCAATGTAATCGTCAAACCAAACGGCCGATATGCCACTCAGTGCAGTCAGTATGCCAATTCATTAACTCTTAAAGAGCTAGTGAACTACTACATAAAGGAGTATGTCAACTAACTGCCTGATTATCATGACCAAATGTCAAGTTATGTTACGCTATGTCAACTTTATGTCAACTTTTTTTAGCGTAACTTCTTGATTCACAATCATTTAACCCTCTTTTATGTCGAAATGTCAACTTTTCTCCCAATATTCTGAGAAATAAAATCCTATAGTATATTATATATATAAGAGCTTTTTTTTTATTTTAATTTTCAATAGGAAAAAAATCAACATTTCGACATATCCCTTATTCTATAAGGAAAAAATCGACATAAAACCGACATTGAGTCGACATAAAACCACTAAACTTGACATAATATGAACAAAGTAATTCAATCATTCCTTGACGGCAAGAAGTGCAAACAAGGTAACGGCCAAACGGACGGCCAATCATTATTTCTATTCGGCAACATGATAGCACAACACCGACCTGATGGGCTATATGTCAGCAACGCAGGATGGCCAACTCGGACGACCAACAAGTGGCTCAATCAATTACCCAACACAACGGCCTATTCACACAAGAAGAAACCACATCTAAACGGAGCTGAATGGGATGGAGAAATGACGCGAGTAAACGAAAACCAACCACCATCAACTTATCTCGACCATGCCGGTGAGGCATTTGACATGACGATGAGATACGTCCGCTTAGATGGATGGAGGGGCTACCGGAAGCCGGTCTACTCAATTCACTGCGAGCCTGACACAGGTGGATGGGACGACAGCCCATACCCAAACGCTGAGCAAAACATCAAGGCAAAAACTTCTGAGCTCCGACGCAATAAAATACCATACAAAGTCGTTACACTTGAAACGAGCAATGTCTTTTGCGTCAATCACTTTATTGTAGTACCACCTAAATACTTTCCAAATGATAACTAAACATGACTTAGACTATGTCGGCTACAACGACATAACCGAATACTTCGAATCCATCTGCCAACACATCGAGGCCAACGAGCACTCGATCGCTAAGGAGATGCAATCAAAATTATCACGTTCCCAACTGCTAGCCTTCGAGCAGTTTCTAGACGAGGCATACCACTATGAAATGCATGACAACTTATGACAGCAGTAGAATATTTATCATATGCGTGGTCGGTTCAAGGTATTATATATCAGGATGACATTGATGAAGCATTAAAAATGGAAAAAGAGCAGATGATTGAGTTTGCAAAAGATTGTATACATAAAGATGATTGCTTTTTTATAGTAGAACAATACTACAACGAAACATTTAGAAAAGACGAACAATGAAAGCAATACTGATTAGAAAAGCAGAAGGTTGGTATAACCTATATCAAGATAAGATTGGCATAGGTTCAACACATGAAGAATTACAAGGATATAAGTTATCCAAACAAAACTGTGATGAGATATTTGGCGTAGTTGATGTTGAGAAGTTGTTTAATGAAGTAGATGAAACTATTGATTTTCATGAGTTTTGTTTTTCATCATTCAAATTAGGCTTCAACAAAGCAATGGAGTTGAATAAAGACAAGCAGTTTACTTCAAGAAATATGTTACGTGCTTACATAGAAGGTACAAATGATGGTGCAGAATTTGAGTCGATGATGGATTATGATTCAGAAGATAACGCTGAGGCATATGAATTTGCTAAAGAAGCAGAAAAGGAATTTATAAAATCCCTACAACAACCAACAGAAATTGAAGTTGAGATTGAGATGGAAGTAGCCGACTTAGCCTTTTATGAGAATGGTGAAAGACATCCTATTGAAGCTAATCTTCCTGAAAGATTTAAGTACAAACCAAAACTTAATTCAGACGGATGTTTAATACTTAAAAAAATAAATCAGTTATGAGACCACAAGACTTAGACATGGCTACATGGGAGCAGTTATTCGACTACATCTATGAGAGCAAACTGAACGGCCAAAAAAAGCAGAGCAAAGAGTTATACCAATCGCTATCAACGCGACGCCAAGTTGAATTCCAGGACTACCTCATCGAGATGTTTGATCAGGAATTCATGAGCGCTGAGATGCTAGCACAATCCCTTAAATTTTATGCAGATAAGAATAACTGAAAGTTGGCCAGCCGGTAGGACTATCGGCCTGTCAGTGTCCCTGAGTTTGGATGACAGGGAGATACTCATCCATTTTTTATTACACGGAATATCTATAAAGTTATGATGAACGAAAGAATGCAGACCAAGTACATGACGGTCTTAGAGGACATGTATTTAAGCGATGGTTTCAAGTTGCATGAGATGCGCTCGAAGCATAAAGTAAGCGCATACCTGATCACCATTTGTGTCAAGCTAGGCTATGTGCAGAAGACCAAGGGCACATGGTACAAGTGGTCAAAAGGTTTACCGACCAAGCGTCATCTCGGCCGTATCAAGCATGAGCTTGAGTCGATGCAGAAACCAAAGAAGCGAGTAGTTAAACTATTATGGGGGCTTATCACTTATGAGGTATAGCAATTATCACGTGTGCTACCACATTAGTCCAATCATGTGCACAGGTGTGACGGTTGAGGCTCGTAGTATAAGAGAGGCAATCACTAAATCAAATATCAATGAAGACACCATCATCTATGTCGCCAGTCTTGAAGAGATACATCGTGACGTTCGAGAATGGCCAGACTCTAAAGCTATTTGCAGTTAACAGATGGCGGGCGCTTGACCTATGTGCTATTATGTCAAGTATGCCGATAGAGTCTATTAATGAAGCCAAAGTACAAATCAAAATTGAATTTATAAATCCTAATTAATATGTATGCACTAATTTCAGTAGGCGCATATGCAGGGTTACTGCATGTCGCCAAGATTAACAACACAGTTCTACGGGCAAGCCTCGGCATCCCATTGGTTGTAACAATGTTCTTCTGTGGTCTTATGGCTCTAACGCAAGGCATAGCAGCTCAATGGATCCCTGATCGACCCGAGTACAACGTGGTATCAAATGGTAACTTTTACACCACATCGCCTGACATGAACACCGCTTTGTCTATCGCTCTACCAACCTTGCAGCACAACGGAGCCAAGATGCACACCCTTGCTATTGACAAGAGTGACACTGACACACCGCTGTTCAACTACTTTATTAGAGATGAAGAGGAGCACATGGTATACGTTGTTTATATCACTAGAACAAAGTCAAATGACTACGTGGTATGGTTCAAGTTCCTACCCAACGAGTCGATTGATTTTGAGGAGGACTTTGTTATACTAGAATATGTAAAATAATTTTGAATGTTTAATATTTTTTAACTAAATTTGTAATCTAATGCACTGGAGAAATTTAATGAAAGACAACAAGTACCTAGGGAGTTGGGACTTGGAGGTCGATGGCAAGTACGAGCCACGAATCGTTACAATCGAAAAAATTTATCAAGACGTCATGGTCGGTGAGATGGGCAAGGAAGACAAGGTATTTGTCAAGTTCAAAGAATTCCAAAAGTCCATGGTATGTAACCGCTCAAACTTTAAGAGACTCGAAGTTTTCTTCAACTCGTTTGACTTCAACGACTACCTAGGCAAGCAGATTGTCATGTCGGTAGAGAAGGTCAAGAGTCCACAAGGTATGGTAGATGCGTTGCGTTTCAGCACGCGTCCATTACCTACGAAGGCGAAGCCAACACTTGACGATGCTCGTTTCGCTAAGGCATTGCAGGCGTTGCAGGAAGGTAAGACAACCGTTGAGAAGTTGACTAGTGATTTTAATTTAAACCAGGCGCAACATGATCAAATTAAGGGCATCCAATAGTTCAGGAATATTTTCGGGCGCGAGCGGGGGTCTAACCCCGGTTCAATCAGCCACTCTTGATGGCTTATTGGCCAAGGTCAAGCTAACTGAAATTCAAGCAGCCAAGCGCGATGAGTTGATTGCCAAGCGTGACGCCAAGCCTGAGCTCAGTGATGGCGCTAAGACCATCATCGAGGACATCGTCAACACCACGGCATACCAATACAAAGACTCGTTTGGTAGCCGTGAGACTGACAAGGGTACGCGCGTTGAGGACGACTCGATTGAGCTGTACAACCGCATCTTCTTCACTGACTACAAGAAGCTAGTTGAGGGTGATGAGTTCTATGAGCTTGTTTACAAGTGCTTGGGTGGTCACCCTGACATCGCTGACAAAAAGCGATTGAAGGTTATCGACATCAAGAGCCCATGGTCTAAGAAGACATTCCCTAAGTTAGAGAGTAAGGCTCAGAAGAAAGTCAAAGAGGCAGGGTACGACTGGCAGATAAAGAGTTATCTATTTATGCTACGCAAGATGACTGGTCTTGATTGGCGTGATGGTGAGGTGGCATACATGTTAAGCGACACGCCTGAGGATTTGCTCAATGAATGGGACGAGCCGACGTTGCACTACATGGGTGACGTGCCTGATCAACTTCGCGCTACTATTGTTAAGGTCACATTGACCGACGATGAGATAGCT